ACGCAGTCAAAAGATGGCCTGATGAGATATTTAATAAACTAACTTGCGTAGCAAACGTCCCCTCAGTCTGGTTATACCAGCTAGAGAAGTTCGTGCCTGTCATCGACGCGTTGTCTGCGCTGCGCGTTACTTGGCTGGCAACTGTGGGGATGTAGCTGGTGGCGAAGGAGCCTGCTTCTAGTTGTGCGCCCCAGAGGAAGATGCCAGACGTGCCGTCACCTGTGTAGGACGCACCAAAGTTATTCAGCGTAGCACCTGTGTTTGGGTAGCCAGTCGCTGAATGAGCAGTATTAGCCGCCGCGCCAGTAAATGTAACCGCGCAGCGATACCAGCCGTTACCGACAGACTGAATGTTAGACGACAACACGGCTGTTCCGCCTGTAGCAATGGTCGCGCCGGTCGCTAGATCAAACGTGGCTGACCAAGTACCTCCACTGCCATTTGCAAGTTGCAATTTGCTGTATTCCGCAGCCTTTGCGTATACCGAATAGGTATAGCTTGCCACCGTCCCTGTTACGGATTGGTATAGACCATGAAACGCGGTGGTCGCGGTAGCCACAAATTTATCAGCAGTCGAAGTGCCATCAGGCGCTGTCGTTGCATTAGCCGTAACCGCTCCTGCGTCTTTCGTCCAACTCGCGGCGTCAAACGTCTGACTCTGCAACACCAAATTCGTCCGCTGCTCTTCGATCAGCAAGCCCTTTGCCGCAAGCGTTACAGGGTCGTAATCAAAGCGCGGGCCGTAATATGCCGCTGTGGTTGTGGCTACGTAGGTGGACGGGGTGGTCTGGTAGGTTACTGGTTCTAGCTGTGCGCCCCAGACGAAGATGCCGCTTGTGCCGTCACCTGTGTAACTTTGAAAGCCACCAGCAGTTGTTCCAGTAATAACACCGGTCTGGTTAACACCTACGGCAGCGGCCAAAAATGAAACGGTAGTTCCTGCGGTGCAGTAAACAGAGCAACGATACCAGCCATTACCTACCGCAACCGTTGTAGCATTTGAAACCGCGTACCCAGTGCCCTGCGCGCCAGTTGTCATGGTGGCTCCAGTGTTTAAGTCAAACACTGCAACCGCGTATCGACTGCCGACTGAAATGTCAGACAGGCCTAACGTCACATAGTTGCGCTCACCCGCCTTAACGTAGGCGCTAACCATATAAGAATTACTGGCAGGAGAAAGGGCGGTAATCGACTGACTTGCAAAATGAATGTTAGCCGTCGCGTTTTCAATTAATTTATCCGCCGTAGTCGTTCCGTTTGGAGCCGTTGTTGCGTTAGCCGTAACGGTTGAGTTGGATTTACTCCAAGTACCGCTGTCAAACTCTTCCGAGCGCAGTAGCAAATTAGCCGGAGCGTAAGTGATCTTGCCCGTGCTATCCACCAGCGTGGCATTGCTGCCGCGTGTGAACGTGACGCGGCTGTCAAGCGGCGCACCGGCTAGGAAGTTCAGATACAGCGACGCCTGAAGACCAGCATCAAATCCAGCAGATCCGCCCCATAGACCGGGGTTGCCTGCATACAATCCAACGCCGAGGGCGAGGCCAGACGTGCCACTGTACAGGCCGGTTGACATTACGAACGAATGTCCGCCTGAACAACGGTCAATACAGCCGAGCCGCTACCCGCAGTTTGTTGAAGGCGCACGGCCACTGGCACATATGCGTAGTTGCCCTGACGGTTAACAGTCTGAGTGACCATGTTCGCTGTATCTGGGTGGTTAAACCATGTAGGCGTTACGCCTTCAGCATTTGGATTATCAAGCGTCTGCTGCACAGTCCAAGTAGCTGAGCCCGTAACTACGACCTGAAGCGACACTTCAGGGCTACCGAAATAATCCATGATGACCGACGTTGAGTTTTTTGTGCCAGCTGATGCGTCAGATGTCGTTACAGTTATGGGGCGCATTATTTCATTCCTTTAAGAGTCATAGCGAAGCGGGCGCGCTGGCCCATTTTACCGGGCGCCTTAGCGGCTGCCTCCAGCTTACCTGCAGGGATTGGCTTGCCAGCTTTAGCGCCAAGCGCTTTACGAAGTGCCCCGGGTTTTTTTATAGCCTCGGCAATGAAATTCTTTTTTCCACGCATGTTAACAGTTCCACGCTCTGAGTGATTTGTTGATCCGACTATTCGGATCTTTAGCGGTCTCGGCAGATGTCATCTTCTTCTTCATGCCGGTCATTCGGGCACAGAAGCTGTCACGACGAGAGCCACCTTCCGGCTGCGGACGCTTAAGGTTCGATCCAGTGGCTGCATTGTACGCCTTACGGCCAGCTTCATTGAGGCCGCCCTTCGGGTTCTTATGCTTAGCCTTGAGCTGAAAATCCTTCTTCGCCCGCATTACAATCTCCATGTAACTAGGGCGACCCGAAGGCCGCCCCAATCATTAGGCTTGTGTTACGCCATAGAGGCCGGTTTGAGTATCGTCATCAGCAACGAATACATAAAGCGTCAGCCGCTTAGAAGCGTCGGCAGCGTCAGCAGGAGCAAAAGTTCCGCGAACGTCACCAGTGGTTGTTGTTGCTGCAGTCGCGTCAGCGGCAGCGAATGTGCCGGTAGTCACGAACGCGCCACCCCAAGCAGTCTGCACATAGTTACGGCTGTCTGCACGGATCGGAAGACCAAACACGTCACCAGTGCCGACAAAGAAGTCGGTTGCTGCAATGGATGCCGCAATTCTAGTGATCGTCTTAAATGCCTTCTTACCGGCAACTGCGGTCGCGCCATTCAACGTGATGGCTTCCGACATTGGAATACCATAAACGTCAGTGCCAGTAACCGTCAGAACAGCCGTGGCTGCACCAGCAGCGTCAACAATGACGTTGCGAGGAACGTCAAGTGTAACGGTGCCGCCGGATGCCAGAGCGCCATTTAACAGGGCGTTACCAGCTGCTGCCAGTGTCTGCTGAGCGCAAATACCGTCTGCATCCAAAGCCACAGGAACAATGTTATAAACATTGATTGGCGACATGAAGACACCCGGTTCCGAAGCAGTACCGTTATTAGCAAAGTTCCTACCTGCCCGGACACCATCAGAGAAATGAGTCATGAATTATCTCCATAGTTAGGGAGGTGACGGATGCCACCCCCCTTATCCGATTAGGAAGCGCCCTGTGAACCCCAGCCTGCGCGGAAGTTCGAGCAACCGAACGAATAACGCTCAATGGCTTTCGCCTTGAGGTTGTCGGTGTCGAAGTCCGTGTAGACATCGGTTTCAAGAGATTCACGCTCGTAGTGCTTGAATCCGTTTGGAGCGTCGGTGAGCAAGAACCAGCCGTTCGTGTCGGTCAGGAACATGTTAACGCGATGACCCTGCGGAACCGCAGAGTTGTTGTAAATTGCGTTAATATCGTTGTTCGCTGTATCGACGCGGAACTGCGATTGGAGCAGGCGAGTCGCCGTCCACTGCAGTTCTGCTGGAACGATGAGCTTCGTAGGCTTCGTCATGATGCGGAGGCCCGCAGCATCACGGAAGCGCTGAACGCCAACGATGGCATCCTGAAGCGACGTTTCGTTCAAGTCAGCTTGGACAGCAAAGGTGTTAGCGACAACACCGTTTTCAATCGGGTGCTGAGTCGAGAACAGAGGCTGACCGTCACCGATTGGGAAGTTCGACGAGAAGCCGTTGTTTAGAACGGATGCGCCAAGAACTTCTTTGGTCTGTTCCATCGACTGACGAAGAGCCTTCGCCTGCAGTGGGAACGACGATTGGTACAAGTTGTCCTTGATCGCCTGACGGGTGATGATGAAACCAATGCTGGTGTAACGGTTTACATAGTTCGTTACAAAGCGTTGACCCATTTCGCCGTAAGCGGTCGAGGCACCTTCTGCTTTGATCTGCGCCAAGCCGAGCAGCTTGACTTCGACTTCGATTTCAACGGCCTTATCGGACGTGTGCTTCTCGAAGATTTCCGACCACTGACCGGGGTACATCGGGTAGTCGCCGAATACGGCGGCTAGACCGGGCCGGAGCAGGTCGCGGATTGCGGTTGTATTAATAGCCATTTTGAATTCTCCCTACTGGCTTATCAGATGCCGGTTGTGCCGCCACGATAGAAGTGGTTGTTGAGCGTCACATGCCAGTTAGCGAAAGCACCAACAGCGTTACCCGGAGTCGGGTCGAGCTGAAGGATTTTGCAGTTTAACGTGCTGGTGTCGGCTTCCGATGCGTTGTTGATCGAAACAGCGGAAGTACCCGTTGCAGTCGAACCAGCAGTGTAGAGGAAGTTGATGTTCAGGCCACGATCAGCGAGAGCAAGTGGGGTACCAGCAGTGCCGGTGCCGCTTGTTTCCTGAACCGAGAACACTGTGTTCGGATCATCAATCACGAGAGCCTCAACGACCGAGCCGGTGAGAACGCCGGGGTTGCCGGGCCAGTAGTTCATGAACTTTACAACGCCAGTGCTGTCAGTGTACTTAACACCCCAGAACACGCCAACGCAGGTAGCGCCAGCAACGCCGACGCCGAGTGTGCCGTCAGCAAGAGTTGTTACAGGGTCGCCACGGAACAATGCAGTCGCG